GTATATGTTTAGTTGAAAGTTGACTGAATAAGGAACAGGTGTAAAAAACTTTTGTCTCTTAGCATTTGTGTCACCTATAGTTTTAAATGTAGAAATTTTCTGCAGTTGTCTCGCTGCATCATAAGTCAACGATGTAATTTCGAAAGACATACGCGGTAACTTGATCGCTACTCGTGTATCTTCATCTAAATCCGGATTCTCTCTAATTCTTTCTAAAAACTTATCTTTTGGAGCATAAGATAAAGGAACTTTAACTTGACTAATTATTCCTCCAGCAGAATTAGCACGAAGCACGTAAATATTATTAAAGAGTGAACCAAACATGGCTACACACTTACGTACTTTTTTATGATAGAAATGAGTTCCGAACATTATCTTTTCTCTAAAATATTTTTCATAGTATTGCTCGCAGTTTTAGTAAAAAGGCGTGGTACAATAGAATGAATTATTAATATGGGTACTAACAATTGCAAAATAACAGCAATTTTAAGAGCATAAAACATATGTTGTATTATTGTTTCATCAGCCTCTTTTAAATGTTCTTTGCACTTACTAGTAATCATTAGCTAGGATCTCCAAATGGATTTGTTTCTGTAAAGTCTAAGAAACTAGCAGCATCGGTTTGGAAATCATCGTTTTGTTCATTTTCTGAAATCTTGTTATTTTCAGTGATAGCAGACACAGTATAATTTGAATCAAGTCTATAGTCACCAGAAAGAACAATTGTTCCAGCAGTAAATGCATGATACTTACCATCACTAGCACCAACATGAATCAGATGTAATTTATTATCAGAGTCAGACCACTTAGATACTTCGCCAGCCATAAGAGTACCATCTGACAATGTTTGAGTTGCTGTGTTTCCAACTTGAATTGTCTGACTATCTGAATCAAGAGTTAGAACGTAAGTGTAAGCATAATCAATTTCAATATCATCAATAGCTGCTACACCTGTATCTAGATCTTCATCATTGTATTCGAATAGTTGTGCTCTTAATTTATATGTTGGCAAATTGCTTAGCTGATAGAATGGCTGTTCATGCTCAACATGATTAATTTGGAATATAGAATTTGAAAGAGGGAGGTAAATTAAGTCACCTTCTCTTGGTCTATCACCCGAAATTTCATTATCATATCTTTTTACAGTTTGTTCCCATCTACGACGAGACACGACAAACGTAGCTTCATCTCTAATTTCTACACCAAACTTAGTAAATAGATCTCCTTCACCTTCGAATCCTTCGACGTTTTCAATATACATTTCAATCTTATGAGAAGAATTAAATCTAGATGGAACATCTTGACCGAATATTTTATCTTCGCCGACTAAATCTCTTGGCAGATAATAAACATCTTGTCCATAGATCTTTAAAGATTCTATGACAATGTCTTGATATAAATTCTGCTCTGATTTAACCTTATCAGAAAAATATAAATTACGCATATCAACCTATAAAGAAATCTGGTGGGAGCTCATGTTCCATTCTAATACGTTCTCTTAACGATTCAATCTCACTACTAGCATCTTCAAAAATTTGTCTTCCATTGAGGACCACACCACCCGGAAGTTGCATGCCTTCAAATTTAATTAAATTCATACCCCACTGTTGTTTGATCAAAGCCGTTGTGTATTCTTTTAGCCACATATCATTAAATACTTTTGTATGTGTCGCAGGATCAATTATCTTATAAGTTTCGTATATAATATACTCACCTTCTTTAGCATCACCATCTACAAAATCTCCAAACAAATATAGTCTATTTTGTTTTCTAGAATATTCTGTTTGAGGCATGCCGTTTAATTTAGCATCTAATAAACTTAAATATTGTTGTAGTTGTTCATAATATGCTAAGTCACCTGCGAAGTTTTGCATATCAGCGATATCATTTAACATCATCTGATATTTGATATCAAAGAAATTAAAAGAAGAATTAAAAGAACTTGAAATAGCAAATAAACGTGTTACATATAAAACGTCGTTCGGCACAGCCACATATCCGTTTGTCACGTCAGTAGATGTCACAAGATGAGAAACGTATGTTCTTACCGTTGCTTCACTATTATATTCTTGCCAATACTGAATAGCTTCATCAAGACGATCTTCTAGTTGATCCTCATCTACATTAATTTCGATGACAGGATCACCAAGCTTACGCTTACAGTAATCTATTAATGTTTCTCTAGAGTTAGGATTTGCCATATTAAGCCCCTTCGTGGCTATTTATATTAAAGTCTATGAGAGTGCGCTATCAAAACTAATCTTGTACCAACCGCCGCCATCGGACACATATAAAGAATCAGAATCTCCAGCAGAATCAAAATAAGCCATATCACCAGCTGACGGAGACGCCGGCAAATTCGCAAGACTGGTATACCTAGGAGGGCTATCTTTCAAACCAAAAACTTCTTGCTTTATTGATTTATAACTACCCATTAATTATCCTACAAGAGCCGCTGTAGGTGGCGTGAAAGCAACAGAGTATAATGCAGTACCAACTACGAATCGTGTATTGGATTGATATCCTCTCATACTGTTACCACCTGTCTGATTAGCACCACACGTAAAACCATCAGTAACATAGCTTGTAGTATCGCTACCAAAAGTATCGACCTTAATTCCATTTACAAAAATTGTTGTAGTAGCTGAAGCTCTACATATTGCTACATGATACCAGGTATCGTTAACCCAAGTAAAATTTGGAGTATTTCTAACATAGTGTGTTTGGGTACCAATAGACAATCTATCTTGTCTAGTATGCCAATGTAAAACATTTCCACCAAGACTTGTAGAGGTGCAGGCTAAAGTCTCTAAACCACTGTGATTTGATCTGTTACTAAAATTAACCCAAGTTTCAAAAGTATAATCTCCTGTACCTATTGCAAATGCATCAGTATCTGTAGTAGCTTTTATATATTGGGCAGAACTACTATTATTATAGAGAACAGATTTCATACCATCACCTGGCACAATGGCCGAATTTGCTGTAGCGCCTGTAACTGTTAATGTTCTTCCTGTTGCTGATCCATCTTCTGTAATAGTAGAACTATGATTCATTATTAATTTTGTATCGGCACCGTTGTTTCCTACCGTTTTTCCGATTTGCCAAGACGTAGTGGATGATATAGTTTCTTTTAAAGGGTAAAATGGATATCTTGCTATACCTTTTGTAAGTCTAAAATCTTCTATGTGCCCATCCATAGTTTTTCCGTCTTGCGAATTATCACTAGATACAGTATGACCAATAGCAAAATCTTCTGCTGAAAAATCTGTAGTTGAAGTATAGTCACTCCCTTGTTGGGTGCCATTCAGATATCCTCGTATTACACCAGTATGTCTTACAAATGCGACATGATACCAGGTATTAAGTGATATCACTGACGCGGCATCAATCTTTCTACTATTGCCGCCTACTCCATCATACCAATGAAAATCTCCATCCTTATCTACAGAAGCATTAAATCCAGTTGTGCCTCTTGTACTACTAAACCAAGATCTATGATTAGTGCCGTGTTGAGTGTCTTGATTGCACCAGCATTCTATTGTAAAATCACCAGATCCTAATCCGTCTTCTACTTTAAACGTAATATAATCGCCAGTCCCATCAAACTCCATACTTGAAGCTGCGTATTTAGTTGTACCTGTAGATGATTTAGTGTGCCCCATTAATTTTATGTCAGCTCCTTTTGCATTTGAACCACCGGCAGCATCATATATACTAGGAGTTGATGCTATTAGTAATTGAGTATTAGTAATTGCAGTTAGAGGAGAAGTAGGCGGTGTAAACGCACTAGTATAAACTGTGCTACCAACTACATATCTAAAATCTTTTATATAACCTACAAAATAAGCATCTGCATCATAATATCTACCTATTACGAAATAAGTTTCGTCACCATTATCTGTTTGACCAGTCTTTGACATAACTTGTACACCATTCAAATACGCTTTTCTTGTACCAGCACTAAAATCGCGAACCATAGCATAATGATGCCATCGATAACCTGCAGCTACATTAGCTCCATACTCGGCATTAGAATCCCAACCACTTTGTCCTACGCCTTCAAGTCTATAATCCGGACTATTATTAAGATTTAAAGCAACACCCGTCATGGCACCAGTTGCATCGTTACCTAAGTGAAATAAACCATGACCATCATTTCCACCAGGAGGAGCAGTCGTTGGATAGAACCAAAATTCTATCGTATAATCATTTTGTGCAAATGCAAGACTAGAATGATTTACTGCAAGGTGGCCGGTTCCATCAAAGTATATTGATCCTCCATGACTAGAATTAGACCATGCTCCGTAGTCTTGATATGGAGGCGCATCTCTTTTTTGCTGAGTTTTATTAACAGTAAGAGAATGCGTGCTATCAGAACCATCTTTCGTGAACGGAGTATCATGCTGTAATAATAGCTTTGTATTTGTTAAATTAGTAAAAGGTGATGATGGAACTGCAAAGGCTGATTGGTAAAGTGCTGAACCATATATAAGACGTAACTCATGTATATACCCTTTAAAATCTCCTGAGCTTCCATTATAAGAACCAATTCTAGGTCTAGGTTCACCACTATTATGGGTGCCTATTTGAGACGAATATGTTGTATTGCCTTCTGCTTTACCATCAACATATAATGTTATTGTGTTGCTATATCTAACTATAGCAACATGATGCCAATAGTTATCTCCAATGTTTGTACTACCCTCAATAGACAAATCACCAGAATTAGTCCATATTTGCGCTCCACCCGTAGAAGCACTAATAATTAATTGAAGATTACCGTTACTATTTCCACTAGGACCGTCCATCATAAATACTCGTCTATAGTAAACATCTGCAGATGTGGTATCAGTTTTTATCCAACATTCGAGAGTAAATCCAGCACTCCCTATATCAAAATCATCAGAGGCCGCAACATCAATATAACTACCATTCTCGCCATCAAAGTATGCGCTATATCCACCAGGATGAAATGGAGTAAATGCTGTAGTATAAACACCGCCACTTGCAGTGACTGTATTAGAATTAGTTGAAGCATCTGTATATGTAGTATTTTGAGTATCATTTCCAGTTGCTTTCACTAAAACAGTTGTATGGCTTGAACTTTTATTGCTAAATGTCAAAGAAAAGGTGGAAACTGAAGAAGCAAAACTAATTCCATCGGATGCTTTAAATGTAATTGTACCAGATGTTGTATTTGCAGAATCTTCAGACCTAGGAGTAACTGTAAAAACAGATGAATCTTGAGATACCGTTGCTAAACTATCAAATCCAACATCAGTTGTAGCAGAATATATAATTGTCGTACCTTCAGGGTCAGTAGCTAGCAAAGTGATAACGGTTGTATCGCCGGCGTTTGATAAAGTATATGTAGCTGATGGACCAGTTGTAAATGATGGAGTAGACTGAATCAGCGCCATCTTATACCAACCGCCACCGTCCCAAATATATAAAGTGTCTGTTGATGAATCTCCAGGAATAAATGCCTGTTCACCTTGTGTATTTCCAGATAAAGGTAAAGCATCAGCGCTGTCATAGACAGTCGCTCGAACCCGAGGGATCCCGGCATTATCTGCATCGCTTTTTCTGATAACTGAAAGATTTGCCATTATTATCTCTCCATCATGATCCAGCCTTGAGCTGTATTATAGTATA